ATGATTCTATTGAAGTTATCTTTGAGGAGAAACCAGAGAAGAAATTAGAAGTAGAAGAGATATTAAATGATTTAACTAGAAGTAATAGAGATATTAGTTCCGTATGGTTATATGACTGGCCTGATGCACGAAATATAGTACCTGTTTTTAATTCACCACGAAACTCTAGAGATCCTTTACCAAGCGGATATTGGATGCCTGGTGATGAAAGAGTTATTGGCAATTTTGTTCTTGGTTCTTGTACCAGATTGGATAGAAAGTTTCCTAATGCCGCTTGCCCCATTATGGGGAAGGAGGATGCATGGGGAGTTCTTGTAGTTGAGTATACTAAAGCTCCAGAAGATGATCCTTTGTGTATTTTGCCTCAGAAGTCATGTGTAAGACCTGCGAAAGTAGCTTCTATGAAAATTAGTGAAACACTTTATTTATTACCTGATTAGGCTAGGTAGTTATCAAACTTATATAATCTAGTTTATTAAGTCTTGTTATAATTCTTATAATGGAATTTATTTTCCAGTTCTAGAGGATTCATTCCTCAGGTATCAACAGCTTCGTGCTGTATAACCAAAACGTCTAATGTTTATAGATAACGATTTCCCGAAACTTCTCGGAGCGGAATTGTATCGTCCCCATCCAGCTTACATCGTGGAAATGGCTTCCGAGCCAGTAGTAGTACATGATTTTACTAAGCAGCCTGGTCAGACTGTACAGCTAGACCGCTACAGATTCTTCGGCAATCCTGGAACAAAGACTAGCCGTGAGCGTACTCAGGATCAAACCATAGGTACAGCTAACAGCAGATCTATTGTCAAGGACAAGGTTCTTGTATCTCTTCGTGAGTACACAGGCCCAGCCGATCCAAACAACACAAATCTTCCTAGCACATTCAAGATTGCTAGAGAGACCTTGATGACAGCACAGCGTTTGCTGCTTGATACTGGGAACCTTAATATGTTCCACCAGTCAATCGGTAGTTTAACTCTGTTAGATGACTACCGTCGTTGGAGAGATAGAGTCTTCATTGATGAACTCTTTAAGAGTGAGTCAAGAGGCCAATCTTCTGATTCACAAGGTGGATACTACTATCCAAACGGAAAAGCAAAAACAAACTCAACTACTCTTACTGCATACACAGCTACAGAATATGCTTCTGAGCGCTTTAAGTTCAACGTAAAAACTGACCTTTTAGAAGTTGTAAAGAGTTTACGTAAGCGTCACGTACCTGTCTTTGAAGACGGATACTACAGATGTATCGCTGACCCTTCATTCATGAAGGATCTACGTGCAGACCAAGGCTTCCGTGAAGTTGCTCGTTACCCTGGAATGCCTGGACAAGGTTCTCCTTTGATGGGTGCTGGACAACCTAACCAAGCTATCTACGCTGGTGGTCAATTTGGCCAAGCCCAGTTTGTAGGTGGAGAGCCAGTCATGCCAAGCGGTTTCGTGTTCGAGGGAGTAAGATTCTTTGAGTCTACAAACTTCCCTGCTAAAACTATTACTGCTGATATCGGTGATGGTAATGGCGCAGGTTCCAAAACTACTCCTGCTGGATTGTTCTTCGGTCCTCAGGCTATCGGTGTAGGTATTGGTGGTCCAAACGCTCAAGTTCTAATTAATAACAACGACGACTTCAGCAGATTTATTATTCTGATCTGGCAGTTGTACGCTGGTTTTGCGAACTTGAACAAGGACTTCATCACTACAGCCTTCACAGTGGCTGAGTAAGGAGGTATAACTAATGGCAACTTACAAATCTTCCGCTGGAGCTATTCTTCAGCCAGGTAACCAGATCAACCGTCTGTCCTCATACAACGATGAAGGTGTATTTGGATGGCCTGGGGTTGAAGCATTTGAACTTATCGGTTATGCAAAGGTATCTAACCTTGCAGCTGCTAAAGCTTCATACAAGAGCTTTGACTTAACAGTTCCTTCACCAGATCGCCGTGTAGGTGATCGTGTACGTAATGACCGTACAAGCCTCGTAGTACAAGCTGACGCAGCGCGTCCTGCATATGTCTATGGTGCTTCTATTTGCGTTGCACAAGATGTACCATCTGCTGCACAGGACAGAGCAGGTTTTCCTGCAGCCCCTGTAACAGCTGATCTACTTGGTACCAACACTGAGGTTCTTCTTCTAGGACCTGACAATGGTGGTAATCCATATGGTATTCCTGCAGCTCCTATTAATGGATTGAAAGCAGCTTCTGCAAGTCTTTCTATTGGTGCTTCTGGAATTGCTCAAGGTACATCTGACACAACAGATGGAAACCTACCTTTCCTCAGAGTGATCGGTACATCATATACGCAAGCTGATTTTGCGGATGCAATGATGTATCAGACAACTTCTGATCTTACTTTCAAGGTTTACAACGTAAACGCTACTACTAACACAACACCAACTGGTGATGGTGTTTATATTAGCCAAGACGATTCTGACGCTGGTCGCGAAGCATACATCGTATGTCGCGTGAACTATCTACGTCCTGCTGCTGCTGTATCTTGGAATGATGTTCAAGGCTTTATTGACTTTGCATCACAAGTAGGTGGAAACGACGAGTAATATTTCTTACTCTTAAGAGAATCAAGCGGGTCCTTGTGGCTCGCTTTTTTCTTGTCTATACTTAATAAGATTTTTAACTTGTTATGCAATTTATTACAATGATGTTAATTGTTGGTGTTACTTTAACTATTTTTGGAATGTTTATGAATAATTCTCATCCAAACCATCCAAAGTAAAGTTGAAATCAAAGGTAGACACTGGTATGCTAATCAGAGGTTAACAATCAAGTTATGTTGTATCAGTACAGACCTACAGGTGGTTTAGTTGAAGTTGTATCTCAACATGGCGAAGGAGTTATGATGTGCGTAGATGCACAAGATGAAGTCATATATGCGGATGAGACAGATTTAATCCCCCAATTAGATGCTACTAATGAGAAGATTAGGACAGAAGAAAGACTTACTGCAGAATTAAAAGCTGAAGGAGCTAGTCCAGATAAGCCAACACCCCGTGAAAGTTTTCCAATTGATGTTCGTGTAAATATTAATACAGCGAGTGCTCGCCAGATAGCAGATGCATTGCCTGGAGTAGGTTTAAAGACTGCAAGAGATATAAAAGATTTACAAACGACATGTTCTGGAGAGCGTTTTCAAAAGCTAGAACAACTACGTTCAATTAAACGAGTAGACTGGGATACAATTTTTGGTGAAAATCTCGTGCGTGTGGATTAAAAACGTTCGTTCTGATGGTTGGAGAGGGGACGATGGGGAGAACCTATATAAAGTAAACTAGGGAAAGGATTACCTGTTATTAGTTAATGAAGCTTGATACTTTTTTAAAGTCTAAGGTTAGGTGGCACTTAGGCTATAACTTAACTTCTGTACCTGCTGGTGACCAAGGTCGTCTTGAAGAAGCGTTAGATAATATTCAAGATTCTTATTGGTATGACAAAATTGTTGAACAAGTTAGTCGTTGTGATGAAGCTGAAAAACGAACTGATATGACAGGAAGTGTGAACAATTTTTCACCTCCTAAAGGTCGTATTGAAAGTATTGCTGGAGATGTTGATCGTACAATTTCAACTTCGGATTTTAAAGATACGTTAAAAACTTGGACACAAATTTATTTATATGAGACAGATAGATTAGCTCTTCATTTATATGTACCAAACTATAGAAATCCAGAGCAGGCTAGATATAGATTTAATAGAGAAGGTGCTGAATTTATTCAAGCATTACCTGGTCCAGCTGATGTAGCTGTAGGTACCAGACTTGTTTTAGAAACTAATTATCGATAGTGTTTTCCCTGTTATTCTTAGTAATAGGTCAACTAAAATTTCATGGCTATAACTTATTTTCAAGACACTATTTTTCAAACTGATAGTGCTTTATCAGCTATTGGTGTTGGTACCGCTTTACGAGTAGCTGTAAACAATACTTTTAACACAAAAGACTATACTCTTATGGTTACTGTTGCCACCATAAATACTAATGTAAAAGTTAGTTTAGAAGGAAGTATTGATGGAATAAATTATGCAGAGATTATTGAAGAAAAGACAATAACTGCTAATGGGAATTATGCTTACAACGTTGCAAATACTCCTGTTAGATGGATTAGGCCAAGATTTATTTCAGAAACTGGAGGAACTGATG